AGTGTTAAATGTACAATGTGTTCAGCGTTAATTGCTGTTTCGTTTTGTGCATGACTAAAACGACTACCACCACTATATGGAGTTTTAGGTTGTACATAAGCACCGCTGGTCCGCCTACTTGTGGGTGATTAACACTGACGTCAGTGTTAGTAATTGTAGTGGCTGTTAAGTTTTGGAAGTTAGGAGCAACATCTTTTAACACATATTGCTCAGGTTCTTTGCCTTTGGCTTCGTTAACAATAATCTTTGTAACTTTGCTCATTTCTACCCAAAACAATTTAAATGTTTCAGGATCACGTATAAACACTTGGTCGCCGTATTTGATTGTGTTACGGAACATTTTGAATATACGTTTGTTGAATTCGTTTAAACTAACCCACTGTGTTAGTTGCTCACGTATGATTTTTACTTCGTTGTCTGTGGGCTGTTCTTTCCAGTAAAAACTGAAAGCAGTGCCGTTTTCTTCGTTGTTTTGTGTGCTAAACTCAGCTAAAATATCTAACGCAGCATTAACTTCGCTGTCCATGTCCATTTGTTCGTATTGGTTATAGCGTTCAATACGATTTGGGTGTCCGATATAAACTTCAGGCAAGTTGCTTTGATAGTTTTTATAACCAAATTGTGGACTACCAGCAGTTACACCGCTGATTGGACTTATTGCACCAGTTGTAGTACTGGCTGTGCGAAAATACTTTTTCCAAGTCATTTTAAAAAATCTCGTTAGTTAGATATTTACCTAATATTATGCTAGTGCGTTCAATATTCTACCTTGTGTATCAGCAGTGTCTTTTGAATAACGTGCTATCTCTGCCATTAATGTTAACATTTGTACATCAGCCTCAGACATTGCAATTGCTGGTGCAGTTGGATTATTTGTAGAATTAATACCATTTGATGATATTGGTGTACCATTACCTTGTGGCGGTTGCGGTGGCCTTTCTGGGCCAACCGGTGGTGGATTATCTCGTTGTTGCTTCATCCATTCATATGCTTGAATTGCAGCTTCAATAGCTGCACTAATTGGCTGACTAGTGGCATCTCGATTCTCATCTTGCCTTCTCGGCGGCTGGGGATTAATTAATCCAAGAGTTTTGAGTAGCTCCTTTATCACAGCATCATTGGGGTCTATTAAAACTGCCGACAAAGCTCTAATTTCTTTCAATGCATTTACATAAGGTTCCATGACAAGTTCTGACAATCTAATAGCGTCCTGTACCATTGGTAAATTTTCAATAGTAATATTTTCTAATTTTATTTTTAATTTTTCAATGGAATTAACTGCATCCTCTACTATACTTGGTGCTTTGGCCATAGCAGCCATAGTTTCTGCATGTGCTTCAGCAGTTGCTTGCACAGCATTTTTTATCGGGCTCATATTTGTAGTTAAATCACGTGCAATACTGTTTATAAACTCGCCGAACTGCCCTAAGTATCCCGATGCTTGCAGACTCAGCTGGGTTTGTAGATTACTTACGTCTGTTTGAATGGCTTCAGCTCTTGACTGTCTAATTTTTGCATCTTGCATCATAAATTCTTCGTTGGACATGTGTATGTTTTGAAAAGATTCTTCCATGGCTCCTGTGGCAGCACCAAAAAAGTTTCTTGCTTTTAAACTATACTCACTCATTACTTGTCCGTTATTAACCAGTAAATCCATTACATACTTAGAACCCAATTCACCAAATTGTGAAGTATAAGTGTCAAACATACGACGCATGTTTTGATATGCCACAGGATCTGTTTGTGCTAGTTGGCCCATTTTTAATTGATAAGCCGCGGACTGTTGTCTTTGTTTTTCTTCTTGTCTTAGTTGATCTACTTTTTTACCTGTTAAATTACTAAGTTCTTTTTCATACAACAAATATTGTTTTGCTCCTGCTTCTAATTGCTTTTGATTTTTAACAGCATCAATACCCAAGCCTGTTTGAAGTGCAGCATAGTTTGCTACTTCGCTGGCCAAGTTATCCATGGAGCCATACATTTCCATTAAACCTGGACTAATTCTTTTAGCCATACTCATGATCATGCCAGCAGCATTTTGTGAGTTGCCGCCAATTAACGCTAGATTACCTGCACTTTTAGACGCAAAAGACGAAAATGTTTCTAAGCTAATGCCTGCTTTGTGTGCAAACTCACCGGCACGTTGCATGCTACCACCAAATATCATGCCTGAATCTGCCAATGATTTGTACTCATTGACTAGTTTTTGTGTTTCTGTAATTTGTCCTTTGGCTGCATTTATAATAACGTCAGTACTGGCCATAAATGCTTTTTGAGCTTCTAGAAGCATGTTGTTAATTACAGGTAATTTCGTTAATGTTGCCCCAAATACTCCACCGGCAACAGTTACCATTTTTGCAAAAATATCATGAGCAAAAGTCAGTGGAGGTATCAATGCCATAAACACTTCTTTAGTAGCACCAACACTGCTAGTCAGCGTATTAATCGATGAACCAGCATGAACTAATCCGTCACGGAAATTACCACCAGCTTCTTTTAAGCTGTCGTAGCTTCTAGTTACTCTGTCTGCGGCCGAAGCCTGTGCATCTGCGGCAGTGGCCTGTCCCCGTGTTGCTTGCCCTAGTCTATTGAGTGACCTGGCGACATCTTCAGCTTGAGCAGATGTCAAATTTAAACTGTTCATCAGTTGCTGTACTTGGGCAGGGTCAAAATCATTCATAATTTAAAAATTGGCTTAAAAACCAGATAAGTATAGTATATTTATTGGAATCAAAAACCGTGAATCACAGTCAACCAAATCCCTTAGCCAAATACTTTAGACAACCCCAACTACATTTAAAACTACCCAGCGGAGGCAAATGGTGGTCGGGTGGCGTTGAATTACCAGTAACTGGAGAGTTACCAGTATACGCTATGACTGCCAGAGACGAACTAGCCACAAAAACTCCCGACGCACTGTTAAATGGACAAAGCACTGTGGATGTAGTACAGAGTTGCTGCCCACAAATTAAAGATCCATGGAAAATGCCCACAGTGGATTTAGACAGCATATTAATAGCCATAAGAATCGCCACTTACGGGAATCGCATGGACTTTGTCAGTGTTTGCCCACATTGCAACAACAAAAACGAACACGCAGCAGATCTGGAATTTTTACTGAACACTATCACTTGCCCTGATTTTGACACACCAATTAAAGTCAGCGGATTGGAAATATATCTAAGACCTTTGACTTTTCAAGAATATAATCAAGCAAACATGAAGGCCTACGAGGAACAAAGATTATTGGATGTTGTACAAAATCAAGTAATGTCCGAAGAGGAAAAACTAGCCAGATTCAATCAGTTATTCCGAAATGTATTAGACATGACTGTAGCACAGTTAGCAAATAACGTAGGCGGAGTTAAAATGCCCGACGGAGTATTAGTTTCAGATCATGCTATGTTAACAGAATTCTTTGCAAATTGTGATAGGCCTATATGGAATGCTGTCAAAGATAGAATCACAGCAATGAGTGATGGAAATGCATTGAAAAATATTCCAGTTAAATGTGAAAATGAGGAATGTCTTAAAGAATACACTGCACCTTTAAGATTTGAGATGTCAAGTTTTTTCGGATAAGGCTTTTGACGCTTGATAACGAAGAAATTATCAAGTTACTGGAAGACTTAGACAAAGAGTCAAAAGCCATAAAAAGATCATTATTAAAAATGTGTTGGTATATGAGAGGTAGCATGACATTAGAAGATGCATGGGCTACTAGTCATAATGATCGCCAATTAATAAATGAGATAATCAGCGAAAATCTAGAAGTTACTAAAGAAACAGGAATGCCATTCTTTTAAGGACTTGCTACGCAAGGTCCAGTACTTTCGCTATCGCTCAGTACTATATTTTTTAATTAACTAGAGCGAAGCGATGATAAGTTTCATCCAGATTTAATGGTCACACTTTGCCCGCACAGGGCAAAGAAGCGCTTCATCCGAGTTCGGCAAGTCACTTAGCGTTACTGCATTACAGAGGCGGTTGTCCGGTACCTCGAGCAGCGTCTTATAACAACGGCGGTTTATACAAAATACGCTAACATCTTATATAAACGTGTACGATCACTCGTACGTCTTTTCAGCCATAAAATTCTGTTCAAACAATCAAACTGCGGCAATTAGCAGTCGTCATCCTTTCGGGTAGTGATTGAGTACTTGTTTCAGCGACAAGAGTATTCCATCCCTGCGATCCGAGATCCAGGTCTAGGGCACACGACGTTGGCCTGTGCGAGCCTTATACTGATGCTGAGTTAGAGTTTGTCTCTGATGTGTGAGCCATGGACACGGACTGAAATCTGTCCGTTATAATAATCTGCTGATTCTAAGACTTGGTGTCTGAATTGTTCTCTTGCTTCTATGTAACTGCATTCTGCTTTTGATTTGCAATAAAATATAATTTCTCTGGTAAAATTTTCTTTGCCTAGTGTTGCTACGTCTTTGTTTAATTCGTCATTTGAGCCATAATAGTCTTGCCAATCTCTGTCGATTTTGCTTCTAATTTTTTTCTTTTTCTTTGTGCCGTTTTTGAGTTTTACTACTTTATAAGTTGTTTTACTAAATTTTGCTAGTTTTTTACCAATATATTTTCTGCCTGACACGTTATTTGTTATCAAGTACACAAACCCCACACAGTCTTCTGGTAGGGCATCTATTTGGGTTCCTTGATAAATCCATGTCATGTAACATAATTATGCCTGAAAGTCCAAGTTACAATAAAATGTTATTTCTTCTATACAAGTATTGGGATTAATTTTTGTGCCATAATGAATAAAATTGCTAATATCTTCTAAGTTTATGCCGTTTCCTGTCCAATTTGGACGACTACGGCTTAGTTCTGTATCTAATCGATCCAGTGTAATTAGTGTAGTCTTAAAAGGCACCAAATTTTGTTTAAATGCTTGTGTGCCTTGTTTGCTGGCATGACTTAACGCAGCCTTACTAACTCTGTAAGTTTCAAATCTGGGCTCAGGTGCAACAATATGTTTTTCTCCCGAGCTACCGATGTTGATAATCCAACCTGATTTGTTGGCAGCTTTCCACGCATCGTACACTGCAAAATAAACCTGTGCTTGTCCAAAATTAGCCCAAGCCTCTTGTGGTGGGCCATCGAATGCATTGTTTACAAACACATCGTACTGCAAACTCTGATTTGCAATATCGTCAACATTTATAGTAAT